CCTACTACACCAACGCCTAAATCTCCCGTTAGAGATACTCCATTTATTTTTAAATCTCCGCTCTCGACGGAAAGAAGGTTCCCGTTAAGATAAATTCCACTCGAATATAAATTATTAAATGGAAGACTTGAAGATCCTAAATTAGATTCTCCGCTTGTTAGAGGTATAAAATTCCCAGAAATTTTCTTTTGCGAGGAAGAAATTTCCAAACCGCGACCTGAAATAGCGTCGAAAATAAAACCAGACAATTCGGGTTTATCTAATTGTTTTATTCGGATGAAATTATCTGGCATACCTTAAACCTTTTTATTTATTACACTAATATATCATTATTGGACTAAAACCATCATTCTTTTTTTCCGGGACTTTAATAATATCAAAATAACATTTAACCAGCCAATTGCACAAAACTAATGCCGTATAATTGTCTTTTCTTGCCCGCTTGGGGGAATTTGATCTTTTCAAATGTTGAGGAAGTTCAAACGACTGATTCCCTCTGGACGTGGTACTGAATTCAACCAAAGCGCACTGTTTTTTCGTTTGGTAAATTAAATTATCCAATTCCTCCAGATAATCAATAAAACTCCAGTCTTTTTTAGACTCGGGAATGACCAAATCTAGCGGTATTTTAATATGAGAAGATTCATTAAAAAACGATTCATTTCCGCATGTATTAGATGCGAACCAGACTCTTTTATAGTCTATGTCTCCTTGTAATTTTTCATTTGCCCTTCTTATAAATTCGGATTCGAAGACTTGAGCGAATGCTATACATCTGTTTTCTTGGTTGTATTTATTCTTCACCTTTCTCAACTCGGCTTCATAATCTAAACTTTCCGCAACTGAATTAAAATCAAATGTTTTAATTTTTTCAGTTTCAGACTTTACAAATTCCGAGTTATTGTAGCTATCTAAAAGTATATCTGCGCCAGCATTATCAATAATCATCATTACGATATTAAAATTACTTAATATATAATGTAAGTATTTTACATGGTTATTCAATCCGCCTAATCCGGCATAGCAATGAACTAGAATGCCTTGCTTTTTTTCCTCATCCAATTCCATGACTGCCATTGCGAAATAGTCGGCGGAAGGGCTATCATTAAAATTTGGATCTATCGCTAAAATATATTTTTTGCCGGATGAGCCTCTGATCAAAGTGTGAGGCTTTTCATCCTTCAGCGTGCATTCTTCCATTTTTCTAAAGCTAAAATAACTGTCACTGCCATCTGTAAATTGAGCGCAATATTCTCGTAAAAATGAAGAATTCGAAGCTCCGCCATTTTGAGCTTCTTCGATAATATTCTTGTCGATCATGTCTTGAGGAGCGGCCTCATAACTCATTTGAGCAACAAAATATTTTGAATCTAAAACTGTGTCGCTTGTGATTTTTTTTGTCCACTCCTCGTAGGTCTTATAAAGATTTTCAAATGTGTAACTTGCGGAAGAAAGAGCAATCATTTTCGAGTTGTTGGGAAAAATCATTCTATCCTCTTCAGTCATGACTCCGCGAGCGATTAATTTATCTTCCTCCTCTCTAATCTGCATTCTTTCCTTAATGTTCTGGGGAGCTACTAGAAATGGCATCAATACGTTTTTGATTATATCTTCTGGGAGAAGCAAGAATTCATCAAGAACAAGCACATTAGCGCGAAAACCACGAATTTTTTCACCATTTAAAGGAATTGCTTTTATTGATCCGCCATTTATATCCCAGCTAAATTCGTCACCACGTCTTGATTTTGCTCCGAAGCACTGAAATAAAAGCTCTGCGCCTTTTGCTTCCGAAAATTTTTCAATGTTGTTGAATATATTTCTCGCTGTCCTAAACGTAGGACCAGCAATCAATATTTTTGTTCCGGGTTCAAATATGCATTGAAGAAAACAAAATATCGAAGCTGAGAAAGATTTTGACAATCCACGACCAAGCACAAGCATGCTGAAGTTTCTATTCATCATGCCCTTAATCATTATCTCTTGATACGGCGCAAGCTTTATTCCTGAAATTAATTCAGTAGTAATTCCTATGTTTGCTCTTAAAAATTTAGCCAAAGAAATTCTGGCGTCTTTTTCTTGCAAAGACCCATCCATCTTAGCCATTTCATCGTTTACATTAGTGATGATTTTTTTATACTTGTCTGGACAATACCACATTAAAGCTCCTTTGTATCATAAGCGAACTGCAAATCTATATTTTTATAAATACACTCGCATGTAAAAATCTTTTGGATCACTCGGGAAGCTTCTTCACGATTTTTTACGAAAAGAAACTGAACCGATGGATATTTTTGAATAATGTTTCTTACGTTGTGAAAAATATATTCCGGAGTAGCCTTTGTATTCTTTTGATAAACATGAAAAAGATCATTAAAATTTAGTGCATTGCTCAAAGACTCCTCCACTACTACGATTAAATTCGCTTGCGCTTCCACAGACCTTTCAATTTCGTTTATGAAACGCTCGTAACCTCCGCTTAGAGTTCCAATAAAATCTGAAATTGACTTCCTTTCAACATAACAATCGCAGCTGGCTTTTTTATCACTAAAAGTATAATCTCCAAATTTTAGAGTTTTAATTTCAGTGTATCTGCCGGGAAAAATTAAAGGTTTCTGCTCGCGAGTATCGATATAAATCTTGCCTATAATTTGATTCGAAACGATTGGCCCATTAAGCGACTTGTATTTATTCTTAAATCCGAGGCTCTCGCAAAGTCTATAGTAATCTCCAAAATATTGATTGTAAGTAGAAATCGGGGGCATTAATAGCGATCTCAATTCGACTTGGCAAAATGAATATTCTGCTGATTTTTTATTTTTTCTATTTATTAATAGCTCTTTAATATACTTTTCAACCTCAGAATGAGGCTTAGATTCTATCCATTTTTTTAAATTTTCCCGGCTATTAAAGTCTGTAGAAAAATATTGATCTTTATTTTTAAACTTGATAATTTCGCCCGACTGCATATCGTAGCGAGGATAATGAGTTTGGTAATATTCAATAATCCTTAGCTTGTGAGCCTTGAGATGTTTATGAAGCCCTGATATTTCAAAAAAAGATTCGCTGCAAATTTTACAAACATTATTATTCATTCAGTAATTCATCCTCGGAAAGGCCCATTATTTTGCATTTGATTTCGTCTAGCGAAGATAATCTATTAATTTCATCTTTAATAACTTCTCTTCTTTTATTAGCCAGCTTTATCATTTGATCTCTTGAGTCTTTCTCTTTCCATAATTGGACGAGGTTAAGAATGCTTGCATTTTCTTTAATTTGCTTACTAAGCCTTTCGCTCCGCTTAACTTTCAAATCATTGATTAATTTCTGCTGACGGGTAACGCATTGATTATACTCGTTTCTAGCGGTATTGGACGCTTCTATCAAAGTCATTGGGATTTTGCCATCACTTTCAACTTGAGTGTCGATTTGAGCCTGAACCATTTGAATGGTTTTTTGTATGTTCGAAGAAATAACCACCTCACTGGAAAGAATAATATACTGATCAACTTCTTCCTGCGTCAAATCTGGTTTGTCGAAACAGTATCTAATGAATGAACTTTCAAAAAGCTCTCGATCCGTTTGCGAGTGATAAGAATTTATCTGATGAATAAATCTATAAGTATGCAAATACCCTACAAGGGTCATTAGGGAATTTTTTTGTTGAGCTGAAACTTGATCTTTGTTTATTCCATCTAAAACGTAACGGTTTACCTTGTTTAAAATTTTTTCGAACGATCTGGGCGGACGATAATTTCCCTCGGGAATTTCTTCAGCATCCGCGTAAGATACGATATTCGGCAAGGATTTTATATAATCGTTAACCGATCTAGTTTCTACGTTTAAATTTGATAATTTGTTGTTTTCAAATATAATTCGAGCGATTTGAACTGGCGTCATTGTTGACGCATTTTTTTCAATATACTCTTTATGCTCGTCGGTAAGCTCGGAACGCTCTTTTGGCTCATATTCGGTTTTAGATTTTGCTTTTAGATTTTTGCTGGCTAAAAAATCTTTTATTGCGCGACCATAAACGCTTCTTCCATCCTTTAGTTCTTCAGCAATATCTGGAAAAATCAAAGAAGTTAGGTCTTTTATTCCGGGAAGACTTTGGTTATCGTTAGTATTCCATATCTGTAGGATTTGCAGTTCTTGCTCTGGCGAAAGATCTATTTTTTTCATATTAAATCTATTTTATCTTCCCCGATAGCTTTTAAAACTTTTCTTATAATGCTCTTTTTGATATTTTGTATTTGTTTGTATCCGGGCTTACGATTAGCTTCGCAAGTTTTAAATTTCATTTTTTTAGCAATATATTCTTCGGAATTTTTTTCTATAAAATATAGTTGATAAAATTTATACTCATTCTCCTTTAATATTTTCGGTAAAAAATCATTTAATTTTGAAATATTGTGTTCTAAACTAAAAGATTCGTCTTCTTGAGCTTGAATATAATTTGAGTTTTCTTCTGTGGATTGGCATTTTTTTATGTTTAAAGCATGTTTTTTAGTCTTTTCCCATTTCGCATATAATGGACATGCAGCGCATTGTTCGTTATAAATAGCGCAGCCATCTCCTCCAACAGCAGCACCGCATTTTACGCATGGCTT